GGTTTACGTAGCCCCAACGGTACCAAACGTTAGTAGAACCACCACCAGTGTAGGAAGCCGCGTTACGGTCAACTTCAACAGGTGTAGGCATTACGAGTGCTTGTGCAGCAACCGAACCGGGTTTGATAACGAAAGAACACTGGGTGGACTGCTCGTTCAGGTCGCCACTGGCGAAACCAGAAGCCATTTGGTTAGCACGAGTCATGACAAGGCGGAACTTACCACCAAAGATTGTCGAAAACTCAAGATTACCATCTTTGATGCGGTCTTGGTCAACCAAGTTAGCAGCACGCATTTCAGCCATGATTTCTGGGCTTGTAGCCAAGTACATGAAGTCTGGTTCGTAGTCTTTGAAAGCAGCGCCGATCGAACGGAACAAACGCTCACCACGAGCAGCGGCAATACCGGATGCATCGAAGAGTTTACGTGCATCACCAGCACCAGTTGCAGCTGCACCGTGGAGACCAAGAGCGTTTACGTCAACGAAGAAACCAGTGGCAGCGTCGTCAGCGTTTGTGTCAAAGTCGATCATTCCACCGTTACCAGAACCACCTGCGTCACCGAGGGTAACTTCGCTCAGAGCGACACCCTTCAGGACTGCCAACAGAGCGTCGTGCTCATCTTGGGCGCGAACTTCAGCGAAGTCACGGGCGATTTTAGCAAGACCATCTTGCTTAGAGACAACTTCTTGCATGTTAACTTGCTCGGCACCGAACGTGCGAACGGTTTTAACAAAGTTAGCAACGTCAGTCGCAACGCTTGTGTAGGTACCATCAGTAGCCGAAGACAAAGAAGCAACGTTTACTGTGGCGTTGAGTGGCTTGTACCAGCGGAACTGACCAATAAACGATTCACCAGAAACGTCGATCTTTTGGTCGGAAGTTACGATGCCAGTACCATTCAGCTTTTTAGCGGAAGTGTAAGCTTCGTCGGAGTAAGCAGAGATTGCAAGAGCAATGTTCTGGAAGTCTGTATTTGTAATAGGCATAGTTTTATTCCTTGAGTTTTTGTCTATTAATTAGACACTATAGTTACCTAGTTTGCCTTTTGCGGCTTGTGCTAGAATTTCTTGTGTTGACATATCCATAATGGATTTGGTCGTTGTAGTGTCGATATCACCGTTATCGTTACCTTTTCCACCACCAGTATTAGACTTAGTGCGGAACAGGAAGGAGTTATCTTCATCTTTTGCATAGGCGGCAGTGTAGTCACGAATACTAGTACCGCCCGAATGTGACCAAGAACCATCTTCGTTTTGGACAAGTTGATCTACGATTTCACGGCGAGCCATGTCTCGTGACTTTTCGTTTCGGAATTCCATGCCTGAAAGAGCATCATTAAGAACACCGTCTCGTTTAAGTTCTTTAGTTTCAGTTGCATAAACATCTAGACGAGCGCGGGCTTCCGCCAACTCTAGTTCTAGTGCTTCCTGCACTTTACCTTCTTCCTTCATACGAGCGATGGAAGCTTCTTTAGCTGCCTTCTCGGTAGTCGCTTTATCTTTCAAAAGATCGTCACGTTCAGTAGCCATTTTATCCATGTTAGCCTTCATCTTAGCAAGACGTTCTTCAACGATTGCTTCGAGTTCTTCTTCAGGGGTTTTTGGCTTCTTATTGACTTCTTCGTCTTCTTCATCTTTGATACGTTGTGCTTCAACTTCTGCAGCAAGTCGTTCGACTTCTTGTTCAGCAGCAAGTTTTTCAGCAGCAGCGGCGGCGATTTCTTCAGGGGTCATAGTATTTCCTTCTCAAGCACAGCTTGGATTAATATTTTGTTGTTGTTAAGAGTCACAGACTCATTTTTGTAGGAGTAATCTCTATTACAATATTTTAACTTCAAAAGAACACGCAAGTTATTATGCACAATACCAATTTCTTCAGCACAGCTTCGAATTGATTTTCCTTTTGATATTTTTATTTTAGCTTCTTTTAAGTCTTTGAAAGTGAGTTTGTTCTGATTCTTGTTGAATCTAGGTTTGTACTCAGCAATTAATCGACCTTCTATGAAACGTACTTCGTTGAAATCATCTGTTACAAACAGGATCTTTATAAAGTCAACTGTTAGTGCCTTTAATGCTGTTTCAACTAGCCAAGAGTAGTGATTATCACTTCTTTTGATGAATTGAAAAGCCCTATGAACTTGACCACTACCTAAGTAAACTAACTCATTATTTTCATAATGGCCGTATACAACCCAAGGTTGATCTGCGTTCTTAACTCTATTGTTCAATTATTTTCCTTTACTATCAAGGGTCACGGACCAATTCCAAACCATCCATTTCCGGGACGGATAGCTTCAACAATTTCAGAAGGAGTAATCTTATTAGCAGGGTCAATTAAACCATCATCTTTTGCTCTTTGTAAGTATCTATTGTATGTCTCTCTGGACAAACCAGCTCCTCGCATTGCTGCAAGAGTCTGTCGAATAGTGCCTGTTTTTAACGCATCTGAATAGATTTGCCTCAAGGCATTTTTAGCGGGTATCGCTTGACCTAGGTTTGTAAAAAATGCCAAATTTATTGTTAAACATGTTACGCTACGAACATGTCAGTGTAGTACCAATCTAGTTTATTTTCAGAATTGAGTTTGCCTCTAATTTTCTTAGTGCTAACACCGAAGTGTTTTGCAGAAAGAGTCACACTACGGAAGACACCTTCTGGTGTAGTCACGGAGCGGCATCTAGAGGGGTTCTCCTTGCCGTACATGGGGTTTAACTTCCCTTTACGGTTTTCTGAAAAATAAGTTTTCCAATACTCTTGCTTCATATAGTGGTTATCTCCACTGATTTTAGAGGCGGTATTGGGATTGAACATAGGATTATCAAGTGATAACGCCAAGGAAAGAGATTCTCTTCCTATCTTATATAGATAGGTAGGAAGTATCCTCTGGTTATTTACTGAGGTGTTGTTACACATCATATTTAGTGCAAACTTTAGCTTTGTATTTTTTGGGTACATTTTAATAAGTAACCAGTGAGCAACAAAATGTGCCCTTGCTTCTAAATATATGAGATTGCTTGGTTTGTTATCACCACCCATACACTTCGGGAGTATATGGTGTTTCTCTACATAGAAGTCAGGCTTTGTATTGTGCCCGTGTTTCGTAATAAGCTTCAAGTATTGACTTTTATAATTCATAATAATTCCATTACACTTCTCTGCATCACTACAGAGTTCAGACTATATCATCATACTACTAATAACTTGCAGTATGTCTCGCGCTTCCACTGCCAAACGCTTGCAGTGTACGGACTTCATAACCTTTTAAGGTCGTATGTCCTAGTCGTTGAACCTTGAGAGCCCTTTCGGGCTAACCTTGGCTGCTGATTGTCTCCTAAGAGAGTTTCCAGCAATTCACGAGATTTAACCACGACTACTTCTTAATCGTGGATTGTTCCAGTTTCTACATTATTTTTACTACCCCATAGGTGAAATTGTCGGACAATCGCAGCATCATTGCTGTGATTACCGTTAACACCCAACCCAATAGCAGCGTCTTGAATAGATTGCTGCGATAGAGTCTTCCCATCTGGGACAGGTGCTTCGTAAACGTTAAAGACTTTCTCACCCGTGACGGGGTCTATAAAGTCTATTCTTGTTTGTTCTTTAACTCTGTAGCGTTGCATCATGGTTTTACCATCAAATGTAACCCAAGGGATATCTGTAGAACCGGATTCTCTTACGTAATCCTTGGCAATATCTTTCCAGAAATTAATGAACTTGCCTGTAACGGGGACTTCAGCTTTTAACTGACGTGACATAATCTTAGAGATCTTTTCAAATAAACGAGTACCAATAAGGTCTCCGGTTTCATCTGTAAGTTTCATTAAGAATGTGTGCATATCCTCCGAATTCTTAACACCGTCTTTGAACTCAGCTCTGGCTGTAGCGTACAAAGATTCAGTGATAGAAGTACCTTCCTTAGAAGCAGCGGCAATCTGTCTTTTGAGATCCCGTAATTCATCAATCCGAGACCAATTCCTTCTGTCCATTTCAAAGCTTATTTTAGCGTCAATAGCGGCTCTAAACTTATCAACTTCTTTTACTGAGATAGCAACGCGACCTCTTTTAGCCAGTACCTTAGCAAACTCATTGGCCACGTTAGCAGCTTTTGTTGCATCACCAGCACCATAAAAGGAAACCATGTTCTGGTTTTTAGCAGCCTTCATAAGGTCTGTCCAATCCAAATCTAGATCAGCTAGTTCAGGAATAGCTAAAAATTCAGGATCATCAACCGTACGCTTTGCAATTTCATCGTATAGACGTTGCTTACGTGGTGTTTGTAGAACGTTAGAGAGTTCAGCAGCGGCCCGGTCTCCAGTTGACAAGGAAATAATTTGAGCGCCAGAAGAACTAGCGTCATTTTCAATCATCATCTTTGTTCTAAACTGAGAGATTAGTTGTAAGTCCGCAGGATTCCATCTTGTCTTGTCCGTAAACATTCGACCGTTCATATGTCTATAAAGACGAGTGTATTCAAGAGCTAGACGAGCTAGTTTACCTACTTCTTTTTCTTCAGTAGCAGCAACAAGAGGGTTTGATAAAAATTCTCTAATGCGGCGCTCTCTTTGTGTCTTGTTTAGCATAGCATCACCGATAGTTAGAAGATTGCTTTCCTGATCTTTAAATGCTTTTAAACGACCTTGGGTAGTTAACGTATCCAAAGGACTACCAACTAAAGCTCCAATTTGGACTTGCAATTCTTCAATAGCATCAACGTTAATACTCATGGATCTTTCTGTATTTAGGAAAGGACGTACAGCTTCACCCTTAGTAGGTGTCAGTAATCCACGATGATATACACGACCACGGAAGTCAATAGAAGCGTCTACAGAAAAAGATTGATTACGTTGACGATAAAACTTAGCAGTAGCTAAAACACCACGACCATCGTTTCCACGAGACATATAGAGCTTTTTCCACTCATTTACAGAATCCCACTTCTGAGCTTCACCTCTTTTGTCATTGTAATAAATAACACGTTCAGCGAAATCAAAGAAGTCATTATCGACTTCGTACTTAACAGAGTTCGCATGATTCAACATTCTAGCTAAATCTCTATCAATTTGATTAGCATCGTAATCTGCGTAAACTTTATCTGAAACTACTGGCATACTAGTTTTATTACCACGAGC